TCTCACCTTTTGGAAAAAGGTCATGCCGTTAACGGCGGGTCCGGAAGAACGCGCGCGTTTCCGCATTGGGCTGAAGCGGAAGAAAAAGCGATAGCCGAGTACGAGAGTAAACTTGTAAAAAGGATTGAGGCGATGAAAAATGATTGATAACTTTTATAAAAAACTGAAAGAAATAGGCGTTCCGGTCGCGTACAGTCATTTTAAAGAACCGCAAAGCACACCTTACATGATTTATTACATTGACGGTGAAGAGGATATTTTCGCGGATAACAAGCACTATAAAGAAATTTACGCCGGGACAATAGAACTTTACACAACAAAAAAAGATTTTGAACTGGAACGAAAAATTAAATATTTACAAAATCAAAACACTGACATCACTATAAAAAAGGTTAACGAAACATACCTAAGTGACGAAGGTGTTTTTTTAAATATTTTTGATTTTGAAATTATATAGGAGGAACAAAAAAATGGATAAAAATAAAGTAAGATATGGATTCAGTAACGTTCACATCGCTTATGAAGCGGCAGACAGTACAGACAGCAACCCGAAATGGGATACGCCCGTTTCGATACCGGGCGTAGTTTCTTTTTCGCCGAAAGCGAACTCAAGCGAGTATAAATTTTATGCGGATAACGGCGTGTATTATGCGACTTACTCGGACACGGGATATACGGGCGATTTAACTATGGCAAAATTCTCCGATGAATTTTTGGTTAATACACAAGGTTGGGAACTGGACGCAAAAGGCGGCTTGGTTGAAGTTCAAAACGGCGTGAAAAGAAAGTTCGCGCTTATGGGGCAAGTAGAGGGCGACATCGAACCGCGAAGGTTTGTTTATTATAGCTGTAATGCGTCAAAACCAAGTCCGGAATACTCCACAAGTGCCGAAAATATCGAAGTTAAAACAGAAACCATTTCATTAACAACTTCTCAAATTAAAATCGGCGATAAATCTGTTTCCAGATATGTCATTACCCGAAGTGACACAAACGCAGATGTTTTTGATAGTTTTTTTGATGCGGTATATTTACCGACTTTGGGGCAAGCGGCAGAGGAAACAGAAACGGAAGAAACTCCTTAATTACAAGAAAGGCGGGTTAAATAAATATGAAAGAATTAGTAAGCGGTGATATTAAAATTAAAGTGAGAGCCAGTAACATGGCTCTTTTTTATTTCGAGCAAGAATTTAAAGAAAATTTATTAAGTGTTGCGGGTAAAATTATTTTCGGCACAGCCGACGGAATGAAATCCGATGACAAAGAAACCGTTGACAAAGAAGAAGCGATAAGAAGCCTTGACAGTATTTCGGTTATCGGTCTGCTGAAAGTAATTTGGGCGATGAACAAAGCCGAAAACTTTTATTTAAAAAAGGATACAAAACATTTTGAAGAATGGCTCGCAGACTGTGACGAGTTTAATGTTTTTGATTGCATTATGGAGGCTATCGGAATTATTTCCGACGGCTTTTTTCGTACATCGGAAAAAAAACCGGAATCAAAAGCAAAAAAATCAAAGTAAAAGCATTAACAGCGACCGACTGGGGTTAATTGTTATTTCAAATTCTAAAAAAATGGGATTTAGTTTTGATGAAATAAACGAAATGACCGTGAACGATTACATTGATTTGATGGATTTCAACGCGCCGGAAGACGAGGAAACACAGCAACAGGCGAGCCAATCGGATATTGATAGATTTTACGGATAGAAAAGGGGTGATATTATGGCGAAAGGAATCAAAGGAATAACGATAGAACTCGGCGGCGACACTACCGGACTGGATAAGGCGTTGAAAAGCGTAAATGCTACCGTGAAAAGTCTACAGGGCGAGTTAAAAGAGGTTAACAGAGATTTAAAATTTAATCCCGACAGCCCTGTTTTGTTATCTCAAAAAATGACCCTTTTACAAAGTGCCGTCATCGGAACGGCTGAAAAGTTAGAAGTTTTGAAAAATGCTCAAGCTGATGTTCAAAGACAATTTGACGAGGGTAAAATTTCAGAAGAACAATATCGGGCGTTTCAAAGAGAACTTGTCAACACGGAAGCGCAGTTGGGAAGATACGAAAAACAAGTATCATCAACGGGCAAAACTTTAAAAGATTTGGAAGAAACGACAAACGGTTCTTCTAAGGGGATAACCACGTTCGGTAAAGCTTTTGATGATGCTTTTAAAAATATAAATAACAGCACAAAAAATTTGCAGAATGAATTAAAACAAGTTGATGCCGCCTTAAAGTTTGATACCGACAATCCCGTTTTGCTGTCTCAAAAGATGGACATTTTAAAAGATGCCGTTGCGAATACTTCTGAGAAAATGAAGCTGTTGGAAAACGTTCAGGAAGATGTGCAAAGAAAGTTCGACGCGGGCGAAATTCCCGTAGAAGAATATCGAGAGTTTCAAAGAAACCTTGAAAGTACGGGAGCTGAACTTAAAAATCTTGAATCTCAATTATCCGAAACGGAAGAAGAAGTAAAAAATTTAGGGAACGCAACGGACGAATCATCAGACGATGTAACCCAATTCGGGCAGGCTTTTAATAATGCCGTGAGCAGTATAAATGACAGCACAAAAAATTTGCAGAATGAATTAAAACAAGTTGATGCCGCCTTAAAGTTTGATACCGACAATCCCGTTTTGCTATCTCAAAAGATGGATATCTTGAAAAATGCGGTTTCAAATACATCTGAAAAACTGAAATTACTGGAAAACGCTCAAGATGATGTAAATAAAAAATTTGCGGACGGTGAAATTTCGGAAGAGCAGTATCGGGAGTTTCAAAGGGAAATTGAAAAGACTAAATCGGAACTCAAAAACTTTGAATCTCAAATCACGGATACAGATAACGAAATGAAAGGCTTAAACAAAACTGCTGATGATTCCTCCGATGAAGTTAAGGATTTGGGAAAAAGCTTTGATGATGCAAACGAAAAAGTTATCAGTTTCGGCAATGCGCTAAAAGCAAGCATTGTTGCCGAAGTCGTCGTTAACGCGGTAAAAAAAGCAATAAGCGTTGTTAAAGAGTTTTCAAAAGAATTAATCGAAAACGCCGCAACGATTCAAGCGGAACAGGCACAATTTACCGCCGCATTTGCGGAGCTCGAAGATGATGCCGTAAAAATGATTGCGTCTATATCAAATGAAACTCAGATACTGGATGAACGATTAAAACTTGTCGCGACAAGCGGATTTTCGCAATTTAAAGGTGCGGGCATGGACGCAAACCAAGCGTTGGCGAGTACGGAACAATTTATCACCAACGCCGCAGATGCCGCCGCTTACTTTGATATATCCGTTGAAGATGCAAGCGAAAAATTAAGGTCTTTTGTGCGAGGGAACACGGCGGCAGGCGACAGCATCGGTTTATTTACTTCCGAAGCACAAAGAAACGACAGAGCCGTTGAGTTGATGGGTAAGAAATACAAAGACCTTACGGAAGCGCAAAAACAAATGGTAATGCTTGATATCGTTGACAGTATTTATTCTGTTAACGGTGCTATGGGTCAAGCGGCGCGAGAAGCGGACGGTTGGGAAAACGTTCAAGGTAACTTGAATGAAGCTTGGCGGCAGTTTACTGCTGTTTTGGGTGCGCCGATTTTAGGAGTTATTACGCCGATTGTACAAGATATAACGGCTAAAATAACGGAAATGAAACCTGTTGCCGAAGAAGTCGCCGCGGTTGTCGGTGAAAAGTTTTCTGAAATAGTTGTAAAAATAAGAGAATCGGCGGGGTTTATTTCTGATGAAATTATACCAAAAGTGATAGGCGGTTTTAATCTGTTAAAAGATAATGCGCCTGCTATAACCGCCGTGATTGCGGGAATAACCGCCGCGTTTGTAGCATTGAAAGCCGTCAGCGTCGGTGCGGCGATAGCAACGGGAATAGCTAACATTGTTAACGGTTTTAAGTTGTTCACCGGGGCAATCTCAACGGCATCTGTGGGTGCAACGGCGATTAAAGGGGTATTGGCGGCGTTGACAAGTCCTGTCGGTTTAGCTGTTGCGGCAATTGCGGCATTAACAGCGGGAGTTGTTTATTTGTACAAAACGAACGACGATTTCAGAGAGAAGTTTTTGACGGTATGGGAAAATGTAAAAGAGGGGTTAACGCAAGCGGTTACCGTAATCGTTGAAAAAGTAAAAGCATTTGCTGATGATGTGAAAGTTTTATTTGAAAAATTAAAACCTACTATCGAAGAAGTTATTAACAATATAAAAATAATCGTCGAAACCGTTTTTAATAATCTCAAAGAGTTCTGGAACGAATGGGGCGCGACGATAACGCAGGCGTTTACAAGTATTTTAAGTTTACTTTCCGATACGTTTCAAACTGCTTGGGATAATATTAAAACGATTGTCGAGGGTGCTGTGGATATTATCGCGGGCATTATAAAAACCGTTACCGGAATTATCACCGGTGATTGGTCGCTTGCTTGGGAGGGTGTCAAAGATATTGTATCGGGTGCATATGAAACGATAACCGAAGTATTGGGAAATATAATCACTTTTGTTACAGGTTTCAATCTTGCAGATGCCGGAAACGGAGTAATGCAAGGACTTGCCGACGGTATAAGTAACGGATTAAACAACGTTAAGGAAAAACTCAGTAGCGGAATGTCTGTTATTTCGGGTGTCGCCGATACATTTTTAACTATATGGGAAAAAGTCAAAGAGGGATTTTTACAAGTTGTTAACATAATCGTTGAAAAAATTAAATCTTTCGTTGATGACGTTAAAGTGTTCTTCGGAAAGATAAAACCCATTATCGATGAAACTATGGAGAACATAAAAACGATTGTGCAAGCCGCTTTTAATTTTCTTAAAGAATATTGGGAAAAATGGGGAACGGTTATCGTTCAAGTATTTACGAATCGTTTAAAAGCGGTTTCCGATGCGTTTCAAGTCGGTTTGACGCTTGTAAAAGCTATCGCGGAAACTATTTTTAATAACATTAAAACGTTCTGGAATACGTGGGGTTCGACGATAACACAATATTTTAAAACTACTTTGAACATGGTTCTTAATGTATTTGAACTCGTTTGGAACAACATAAAAGCGGTTGTCGAGGGTGCTGTCAATATCGTTTCCGGCATTATAAAAACGGTTACGGGTATTATTACAGGCGACTGGGATAAGGCTTGGGAGGGTGTCAAACAGACTATATCCGGCGCGTGGGAAGTAATAACAACGGTTGCGGGTAACATATATAACACCGTTAAACACAATCTTGGTGAAATGGTTAACTTTATAAGCGGTATTGACCTTGAAGAAATCGGCAGAAATATAATACAAGGCTTATCGAACGGCATAAGCAGAGGTTTAGAAAATGCCAAAGAAGTAGTCAGCAAAGGTATAGAAAGTATTAAAAGCCGATTTACGGGTATTACGGGTTTTGATATACATTCACCGTCAAAATGGGCGGAAAAGATTGCGCGTTTCGTCGGTGACGGACTTTCGGGCGGGTTTCTTACAAGTCTTGCAGATGCCGGAGACGTAGCGGGTCAAGGACTGGACGGCATCAAAAGCATATTTCAAGAAATGGCTGATGATAGACGGCTTCACGATGTCGCGGCTTTGGAAGATAAAATTTTGCTCATTGATAAAGAAGTCGCGGAAACAAAAAAGGCTTTAGAACGCGAGCAGTACGAAAGGGATTTAGCGGAAAAACGCTCTAACTTAAATACCGCGAAAAACGCAAAAGAACGGGAATCAATTCAAAAAGATATAAATAAAATGATTGCCGACAATGAGAAAAAACTTAATGATGAAAGACTTGCTGACGAAAAAGCCTTTTTACAAAACAAAATTAATCTGATAAAAGAATCGCAAAACATGATTAATGATTTAGGTTCTGCGTTGGTTTCTGCTCTTAAAACGCAATATGAAAAGCAAAGAGATGCGCATTTATCTTCTTTGGAAAAAGAAGTTGATGATGTCAGAAAAGCGAACGACAAAAAATTAAAAGAGTACGAAAATGATTATTTAAACAAAATTTCTTTTATGGATTCCGAATTAGCGGAACAAATAAAAGCGATAAATAATCAAATCGCAGGGATTGACGCTCAAACCGATGCCGAAGAAAAAGCTTTAAGAGAGCAGGAATATAATAAGCAACTGGCAGAAAAACAAAAAGCTTTGTCCGCGGCTGAAAGCGCAGAAGAAATTGCAAAAATTCAAGAAGAAATAAATGCAATGATGGCAAAAAGAGAGCGCGAACTTTTACTCGCAAGACGTACCGAGGAAAAGAACAGTCTGCGAACTCAAATCGAAACAATAAAAGAAGATTACGCCGAAAGAAAAAAACTTCTGAAAGAAGATTATGAAAACCAAAAAGAAAATGCGAAAGATACTCTTGATAATTTTGTGGATTCCAAAGATAAGGAAATGAAAAAAGCGAAAGAGCATTTCGACCAATTATTAAGCGAAGAAAATCTTAATGCCGAAGCCAGAAAAATGCTGATTGAGGGAAACAACGAAGATATCATTAATATTTTATCAACGTATAATCCTAGGTGGTTAGACCAAGGGCGGACTTTTGCGGATAAATTATTAAACGGTATTAACGAGGGTCGCCCCGCAATCGAAAACGCAATCAGCGACATTATGAATTTGCTTAACGGCGTCAATGCAAATATCAGCGAGACTTTAAATAACGCGTCCGCAGTTTCGGCAACTGTAAATAACAGCATCGGCGACGCTTTCAAAGATATTGAAAGTTATACCGTGGCATACGGCGATACTTTAACATCAATCGCAAAAAAATATAATACAACGGTTGACGCCTTAGTGAGTGCGAACGCTATTCAAGACAGAAATAAAATATATTCGGGTCAAAATATTACTATTCCGATTAATGTACAAACCACTTTAGACGGTAAAGTTATTAGTGAAAACGTGTCGGAACATATGTATAACGATTACTCAAAAGCCGCGAGGTACTGAGATGACTAAAAAGGCGGTGTTATATGACAATAGGGTTTAACTTTAGAGGGAAACACAGCTCCGATTTTAATATCGGCGTTCGCTCGGAAGACAGAAGTTTGATTCCCGCTCGGCGTCAAGTGACTTATGAAATTCCCGGGCGCGACGGTAACTTTCGTTATTCCGACGGTGAATATGATGTAAGAGATATTTCTTTAAGACTTTGCTTAAACAGTGATAATTGGGAACATCTCAGAATAAAAGCAAGGGAAATTGCCAATTGGTTATCCGGCTCAGGGCGTTTAATCTTTGATGATGAACCGGACAAAGTTTATAATGCAACTTTAAAAAAATATGTCGGACTTGAACAGATAGAACTTTTGTCGATTGGCGAGTGTGTCATAACATTTGAATGTCAGCCGTTTGCGGAAGATATTCACTATAACCAATTTTACGTTGAATCATCGCAAAATGATTCTTTTTTTATTTCTTCTTCCGGCTTGGAAAATACACCGTGCATTATAAAAATAAAAAACACAGGTAATACAGATTTAACAAATATAAAAATTATAAGAAAGGCAGGCGTTGAATAATGCCATATTCAAACAATGCAAAAACAAAAACTTTAAATAATTTATTTAGAAGTGAAACAGCTTATATATGCTTATATATTTCTAATCCGACAGAATTAGATGTGGGAACGGAAGTCACGGGCGGCGCATATGCAAGGCAAGTAATCACTTACGGCGAACCGACTATTGCGGGCGATGAAATGTTGGTGCAAAACACAGCGGTTATTACTTTTCCCGTAGCGACAAGCGATTGGGGTTTAGTAACACATTACGGTATCAGAGATGCTTTAACGGGTGGGAATCTGATTCAATACGGTACGTTTACGATTCCGCAGGACGTTGTGCAAGGAAATCAACCTGTTATAAACGTAGGAGAATCAACTCTAAGACTTAAATAAAAGAGGGGCGGGGAATAAATGTTTAACCGTCAAAAATACAATCTGGGTAAGTACAATCTGAATACCAATCTAAATTTTGAATTTGAAGATACGGCGTATTCTTCGGAAGAAGCAAGTTTTAGAATTTTAAATAACCTTATTCCGACAGATGACATTACGGTTTCTTATGAAGATTTAAATATTAATCTTCATAAGGTAATGACAAACTTAGATGATGAAGCCGTAGTGAGTGAAAATACTTCCCTTGTAACAAAAAAATACTTTTCAAGTTCAGATTTAACGGTATCAAGCGAAACAGGTAATTTATTCGTCGGACGTTTTTTTATGTATGACTTGGCAAAATCAAGCGAAGATACAACTTTAGTTAACCGCTTGTATTTCAGTTCGGACGACGGCGCGATTTCAAGCGAAGATACTTCGATGTTACTTTATAAAATATTTAACTCATTGGACGACAAAGGAACTTCAAACGAAAATACTTCATTGACCACCAGAAAATATTTTTCAAGTGATTCAATAGAAATTGCATCGGAAGAAACTATTCTTACGAATAAAATTTATTTTAGCAGTAATGATTTAACTTTGACATCGGAGCAAGATAAATTTAATCAAATTCAAAGCTTTAAAAGTGATGATGCAACATCGTCAAATGAAGAAATGACAATTTTACTTTGCAAGTTGTTAAATTCATTGAGTGACTTAGCCGTAGCGAAAGAAAGCGGTTCATTCGTAAACAGAAAATATTTTTCAAGCGATACAACGGATACTTCATCGGAAGAAACCGCTCTTACAAACAAAATTTATTTTAGCGGTGATGATTTAAGTTCGGCAACAGAAGAAAGCAAGCTTAATCAAATCCAAAGCTTTAGATTTGATGATTTAACCGTATCAAGTGAGGAAACGCGTATTATATGTGCGCGTTTCTTTTCTTTTGATGATTTAACGGTATCATCGGAATCATTAACATGGACTAAAAAAATATGGCTTAAAACAGACGACAAAGCGGTTTCGCGCTCAACTCTTAAAAGTTTAAATCTTTATTATTTTGACACCATACATCTTAAAGATGTTGTATTGCGTCCGGGTGATGAATTGATTATCGATACCGATTTAATGACGGTAACGCTTAACGGTTTAAACGCCATGAAATATTTTTCTGCGCAAAGCGATTTCTTTAAAATCGCGCCGGGTGAAAATATTATTGCTTATTCAGACGACAGCGAATCAAAAGATTATTCCGTTGATATTTTGTGGAAAGACAGGTGGCTGTGATGGAAACAAAAAATACTGTTCGCGTTTATGATAAAAATATGAATAAGATTGCGTATTTAAAAAACGCCTCTGACATTCAGTACGAATTATCTTTAAATAACTTATCGTTTGCAAGTTTTAAAATGCCCGCGGACGACCCGGAAAATGAATCTTTGGAACTTTTTAATTTTGTTGAAATCTTTGATAACGGCGAAAGGGTCGATTTATTCAGAATTATCAAGCCGGGGTTGCTCAGAAACAAAGAGGGCATTATTTTTTATGAGTGCGAGCATGTTCTTGCAACTTTAATTGATGATGTTTTGTTTAAATATCACCAGATTGGGAATTTAGGAACTTACACGAATGAAGTAATCGGATATATATTATCGAAACAAATAATAAAACATTGGGTATTAGATGAATGTGATTTCACAAGACAGTTTGAATATAAATGGGAAAACGAAAATTTATTGGCGGCTCTTTTTTCGGTTTCAAATGTCTTTAATGAAGAATATAAGTGGGTAACCGATACAACATGTTATCCGTGGAAGCTGTCATTAAAAAAAATAGAGTCGGAATTTAAAGCTGATATCATGTATAAAAAAAATATGCTTGAAATAAAGAAAACCGTTGACGCAACAAATATTGTAACAAAACTGCTTCTGCTCGGCTACGGCGAGGGTGACAATCAGTTGGATATTACGAGTATAAATGACGGTCGCCCTTACTTATTGGCTGATGAAGAATCAATAAATAAGTACGGTGTTAAGTCAAGCATATTGGTCGACAGGCGTTTTGAAGATGTGGCAAGTCTAAAAGCATACGGCGAATCAATGTTGGGAAAAAGTAAACAGCCGTATGTCAGTTACGATGTTAAAGCGATTGATTTATTTACTTTAAAACCGAATATTTATGAAAAATTCGTTGTCGGTGATATTGTAAGGGTCATTGATAAAGAAGATAATATCTGCGTTGATTTGCCTATCGTGCAAGTAAAAAAATCTGACGTTGCGGGCAATCCCGGAAACATTGAAATAGTGGTTGCGAATAAATCAAAGGATTTGGCGGGCACGATGGCGGATTTGGCATCAAGAAATCGTATTAATGAAGTATACGCACAAGGCGCAACCAATCAAATGATGATAAATTACGCGGATAATGCCGACCCGAATAACCCGGCGATATTAAGGATTTATATTCCCGATACAATGGTGCGCATAAATAAATGTATTTTGAATTACAATTTAGAGCCGTTTCGGGGATATACAAAAGCAATAAGCAGTGCCGATTCAACGACGCAATCAACTTCAACATCATCTGCGCAGATGCCGACAACTTCAAACGCGTCTACGCAATCACCGACAACAACGAGCGTTTCAACTCAAACGCCCACTACTTCAAGCAGTCCGAGCCAAACAAGCGGCGCGAGCAGTTCAACGACGACAAGTTCGCACGATATGCAGTTATCAAATATTCTGCCGAGCAGCACAACAAACGCACAGCAAACCCATAATCACGGCATTAACTCAAACGAAAGGTTACTTACCGGATTCAGAGTAACGAAAAACAGTTCCGGAGCGATAACAGATATTACGGAAACATATACGAGATTTGTTTGGTCGGGCGCGCATACACACGGTAATCACAGTCACGATATGCGGCACACTCACAGTATACCGACACATACACACACGGTAACTATACCCGGACATTCGCACCAAGTAACAATTCCCGGGCACAGTCATTCGGTTACGATTCCCGGACATTCGCATCAAGTAAGTATACCGGGACACAGCCACGCAATGGAGTTCGGAATATATCAAGGAACAACGGCATCAAGAGTAACAATTGCCATTGATAATAAAAATATTCCCAACAGCGAAAAAGAAATTGACATTACAAACTTTTTGGCTACGGATTCAGCGGGTAAAATAATTCGTAATTCTTGGCATACGATAAGATTGACGCCGGACAGAATGACAAGAATAACGGCAAACGTATTTTTACAGATATTCACACAATCAAGGGGCGGGGGTGATTATTAATGATAATAAAACCTGAAAATATTTTAGTTGACGGAAAGAAAATCGGTGACGTACTCGAATTTCATTTGACCTACGCGGCAGATAACGAGAACGAAAGAAAAGCGACAATCAAGTACACCGTAAGCGGGAAAGAAAGAATATTAACATGCAGTTTGGAGGCGATAAGCTTTGAATCTTGAAACAATGTACTCGGCAAGTGTCAACAGTAAGGAAACACGTTTAAGCGAGGATATCACAGAAACGGCTACAGAAATATTTGTAACAGACGGGAGCATTTTACCCGACGCGCCGAATTTATTGGTTATAGGCGGTAACAGCGACAAAGCGGAAACGGTCAAGTTATTAAGCAAAGATGGTGACAAGCTGACCGTCGAACGGGGTTTTCAAGGTGATTCAATCGCTTGGAAAGTGAACACGATTATAGGCAGAAACTTCACGGCTTACGACCATGATACATTTAAAAACAATATCGAAAATTTAAACACAGAGCAATCGGAACATTTAAAATCGAAAATGCCGCATCTCACTAGCGATGGAAAATATAAATACGGCTTTAAAGTGAATGATGATGAAAGCGTTTCTTTTATATATGAAGAACAGGAGGAATAATCAATGCCGGAAATAAAAATTGCAAATCAAGATACTTTAGTGGAAACAAAAAACAATACCGAGATAATAAAAAACGACTTTGACGCCTTTCTTGGGGGGGGGTATACAGTGCCCGCCATAATTAGGCGTTTGGAAGATATAGAAAAGCAAATCGGTACACCTAACCCAATAAATGCCGATATGGAAACCGTGTTTAATTTTATTAAGCAAATAAATGATAAGTTGGATAATCAATCGGGTGCTTCTTCGGCTATCAAGAAAATTTTAAGGGGTACTCACAACGGGGCGAATAGTACAAACAATATAACAATAACACACAATGGAAATATTAATCCTGATAAGTGTTTCGTTATACTGAATCCAGCAGTAGTAGCAATGGGTTCAGTTGCCGTATACCAACCAACACTAGTAAGTTGTTCAGCAAATAATTTTGTTACTACATTTTCCGCATATCAAAATGGTAGTAATTGGCGTGCAACTTCGTTCTCATGGCAACTGATAGAATTTAATTAAAAATAAAGATTTAGGAAGTGATTTTTAGATGGCTGAAATTAAAATAGCAAGTCAAGAAACATCGGAAGAAATAAAA